TGATGAATCAGTTGAAGCTGAAACAAAAGAAGTAAATTCATAAGGACACCTCTATGTTAAAGTTGAGCTCTGAGTGTAAAAACTCGGAGCTTTTCTTTATTTACTAAATAAAATTATGGAAAAATCTAAATTTGTAAAATATCATGTACCTTGTCCTGAGTGTGATAGTAGCGATGCTGCTTCTATTAACGAAGACGGGTCTTTAAAATGTTTTAGTTGCGGTGTTTTTATACCCAATAAAAAAGATAAAGTAATTATGAATACTAATGTAAAACAACAACACGATAATATTTCTGATAAGCATGGAGGTATTTTTGCTCCATTGACTGATAGAAATATATCTCAAGAAACAGCTACTAAGTTTGGTGTTAAAACTGTTTATGATTCTAACGGAGTCATAGCACAACATTTATATCCTTACTATAATCAAGGAGAACTTAGTGGTGTTAAAATAAGATTAATAAGAGATAAAATATTCCGCTTTGAAGGTACAATGCAAGGTTGTTCTTTGTTTGGTCAAAACTTATTTAAACATGGCGGTAAATATCTCACAATAACAGAAGGAGAATGCGATGCTATGGCTGCCTATGAACTTATGGGCAGCAAATGGGCAGTTGTTTCTATAAGAAATGGAGCACAATCTGCAGTAAAAGATATCAAAGAAAACATTGAGTACATTGAAAGTTTTGACAATGTAGTTATTTGTTTTGATAAAGATGCTCAAGGTCAGGAAGCAGCTAAAAAAGTTGCTAATATAATTAAACCGGGTAAAGCTAAGATAATGTCTTTACCAAATGGTTATAAAGATGCTAATGATATGCTGAGGAAAAGAAAGCATGAAGAATTTACTAAATCTTTTTGGGATGCTCAGTCTTATACACCTAGCGGTATTATTAGAGTTTCAAAAAAGGTACAGTCGTTCTTAAAAAGAGAACGTAAAGATAGTGTACCTTATCCTTGGGAAGGTCTTAACAAAAAACTATATGGACTTCGACAAGGAGAGTTAGTTACGTTAACTGGAGGTACTGGGTTAGGTAAATCTAGTATAACAAGAGAATTAGAACATCATCTGATTCATACGACAGATGATAAGATAGGAATTATAGCTTTAGAAGAAGATTGGAGGAGAACTGTAGACGGTATACTCTCTATCGAAGCTAATAAACGATTATATATTGACCCTATTAGAGAAGAAATACCAGAAGAAGAACTTTTAACTATGTATAAAAAGCTATTTGACAATGATAGGGTATTCATTCATGCCCACTTTGGCACAAACGATATTGAAGATATCTTTGCTAAACTTAGATATTTAATTGTAGGTTGCGATTGTAAATGGGTGGTGGTTGACCACTTACACATGTTAGTAAGTGCTTCTAATGAGGGTGATGAACGAAGAACTATTGATATGATTATGACTAGACTTAGAAGTTTAGTTGAAGAAACGGGAGCAGGTATAATTTTAGTATCTCACTTGCGTAGAGTTGAAGGTAATAAAGGACATGAAAATGGTATTTCAGTAAGTCTATCTCACCTTAGAGGTTCAAACAGTATTGCACAGCTTTCTGATTGTGTCATTGCTTTAGAAAGAGACCAACAATCTACTGACGAGATAGAATCTAGAACTACCCGACTAAGAATATTAAAATCCAGATATACTGGAGATGTTGGATTAGCTACTTCTTTAGTTTATAATAGTGTCTCAGGGAGACTTTCAGAATATTTTGACGAAGAATTAGAATTTAAAAATAATGGAAATAGTATTTGACATAGAAACTGACAGTTTAGATGCTAATATATTTTGGTGTCTAGTAGCTATTGATGAGAAGAATAAAGTTTATTCTTACACAATGGATAATATTGATGAAGGTTTAGACCTTTTAAAAAGTGCTGATAAATTAATTGGTCATAATATTATTGGTTTTGATTTACCAGTGCTAAAAAAATTATTCAATGTAGATTTATATAACCCTAACAAAGTTGTAGATACTTTAGTTTTATCTAGACTTTTTAACCCAACAAGAGAGGGTGGTCATAGTTTAGAAAAGTGGGGTTATAAGCTAGGTATAGCTAAAAAAGATAAGCCTAACTTTGAAGTATTCTCAAAGGAGATGCTAGATTATTGCGTACAAGATGTTAAGGTAAATAAAAAACTTTACGAACAACTACAAAAAGAATCTTATATGTTTTCTAAAGAAAGTATTCTTATTGAAAACGAAATAACAAACATTCTTGCACAGCAAAAAGAAAACGGTTTTAAATTCGATTTAAAGAAAGCTATGTTTTTAACTAGCGATTTACAAAACAAAATATCAAACATCGAATATGAAGTACACAAAACATTTAAGCCAAAATGGATTGACGATAAGTTAGTCAAGCCCTCTTTAAAAAAAGACGGTACTTTATCTAAGGTTGGTCTTACTGACTATGAGTATCAAGATAGAGTTAAATCTAAAGATACTACTCCTTTTATGCGGAAAAAATTACAAGAGTTTAATCTTGCTAGTAGAAAACAAATAGGAGAATACTTAGTAGATTTTGGTTGGAAGCCTAAAAACTTTACACCTACCGGTCAACCCATAGTTGATGAAGGCACTTTAAAAGAAATTATTCACATAAAAGAAGCTAAACTCATAGCTGATTACTTGCTTTATCAAAAAAGATTAGCTCAAGTCCAATCTTGGATTGAAGCTATAGACAAAGATGATAGGGTACATGGCTCAGTAATATCTACTGGAGCTATAACGGGTCGTATGACCCACATAAAACCTAACATGGCTCAAGTACCAAGTGTTTCTTCTCCTTATGGAAAGGAATGCAGAGCATGTTGGGTGGTTGATAATAATTATAAATTGGTAGGTGTTGATGCTTCTGGTTTAGAGCTGAGAATGTTAGCACACTACATGGCTGACGAGGAATATACTAATGAAATCATTAACGGAGACATTCACACAACTAACCAAAGACTTGCAAGACTTGAATCAAGAGATAAGGCTAAAACATTTATCTATGCACTCATTTACGGAGCAGGAGATGCAAAACTTGGAAGCATCACTGGAGGAGATAGAAAAGAAGGTCAAAGAATGCGAGAATATTTTATATCTAATAATCCATCATATAAAAATCTTACAAACCGAATACAAAGAGCTTCGGCAAAAGGGTATCTAAAAGGTTTAGACGGTAGAAAAATTATATTAAGAAATAGATACGCAGCTTTAAATACTTTATTGCAAGGAGCAGGAGCTATTGTAATGAAAAAAGCTTTAATTATTCTTAATAATAAGTTAAAATTAAATACTATAGACTTTAAATTTGTAGCTAACATTCACGATGAATGGCAAATTGAGGTAAAAGAATCCCAAGCAGAATTTGTAGGAGAAACTGCTGTACAATCAATAGAAGAAGCAGGTAGACATTTTAATTTAAGATGTCCTCTTACAGGAGAATACAAAGTCGGAGGTGACTGGAGTGAAACCCACTAAACAAGATAGGAAAAAGTTTGACCTTGATTTAACATACGGTTCTATTAGAGAAGATAGGATAGCAGAAATGCTGACTAATAAAAAGATTGAGGTTAAATCCGAAAGAGATATATGGGTAGGTACAAATAATATTTGTATTGAGTATGAATCGTGGGGTAAACCTTCTGGTATTCGTGCTACTGAATCAGATTATTGGTTTCACAACCTTTGTATTGGAGACGAGGAATACTGTACGTTGGTTTTTAAAACTGATGTACTCAAAAAAATTGTAGATAAATTAGATACTTTCAAGACTGTAAGCGGTGGAGACCATAACGCAAGTAGAATGTTTTTAGTTAATTTACCAAAGCTGTTTTCAACAGACGTAATAAAAGCATTTAAGGAGTTAGACAATGAAAAAGATTGACACATTAGTAGAAGACATTTATGAAAAAATAAGCATTTTATCAGAGGGTAAAGACTTAAATCTTACAGAAGAAGATTTATCTTTATTTGGCTCTCAAATGTCAGAAGCTTTAAAACACTGGGCTTCTCCTAATCTACAAAGTAGAAACACGGTTCGTATGTCTAATTTAGGTAGACCATTAAGAAAGCTATGGTATGAATTAAAAGACGATAGTATTCAAGAAGAAATATCTCCTAGCTTACAAATAAAGTTTTTATACGGTCACTTGCTAGAAGTATTACTTTTATTTTTTGTGCGGTTATCTGGACATACTGTTACTGACGAACAGAAAGAAGTAGATGTTTCAGGAATAAAAGGACACATGGATTGTAAAATAGATGGAGAAGTAGTAGATATTAAAACTGCTTCTGGTTATTCGTTTAAGAAATTTAAAGACGGTACTCTGCCTGAAAAAGATAGCTTTGGTTACTTAACTCAGTTAGCAGGTTATGAAGAAAATGAAAAAACTAGCGAGGGTGGTTTTCTTGTTATGAATAAAGAGACTGGTGAAATAACAACATTTATACCTGACGACTTATCCAAGCCTAACATTAAACAAAAAATAGCTACTGTTAAACGAGCTATTAAAAAAGACACACCACCTGATAAATGTTTTGATTCTGTACCAGAGGGAGCTTCTGGAAATATGAAACTTTCTATGGATTGTTCTTACTGTCCTTATAAATTTAAATGTCATTCTGATGCGAATGATGGTAAAGGTTTACGAGTTTTTAAATACGCTAAAGGAAATATTTATTTTACTAAAATTGTTAGTGAACCTAAAGTAGAGGAGATATTGTGAATAGAACAACTTATAAAAAAGTAAAAGTTAAAGCTGAGTATTTTGTTTTAGAATGGATAAGAAGCATTTTACCAGAAGAAGAAGCAAAAAAAGTAACGTTAGATAACTATAAAGCTTTAGTGCCTTCAGAAAGCCACGTGTTTGCTAACAATAGGTTTCTTGTTTCTGCTTATACACCTCGTTGGTTTAGACAAAAGATTAAACAAAAAATGAAAAGTAAACCTCTCAATAAAATTAAACTAGAAGACTTAGTATGAGAGGTTATAGAAAGCCTAGAAAAGTAAGACCTGTAGAAAAAGATGTTCCCAAGGGATATGATTCTAAGTGGGAGTATAAACTACACACTTCTGTTTTACAGTCTTGGGCACATCATACTGACAAAGTAAGTTATATCGTAGAACATAACTACGAACCTGACTTTACTAAAACAATTAATGGTGTTGAATATTTATTAGAAGCGAAAGGAAGATTTTGGGATTATAATGAATATAACAAGTATGTTTGGATTAGAAAAAGTTTAAAAGAAAACCAAGAATTAGTTTTTTTGTTTTCTAGTCCTAGTTCTCCTATGCCCCAAGCAAAGAGGAGAAAAGATGGAACTAAAAGAAGCCACGCTGAGTGGGCTGAAAAGAATAATTTTAAATGGTACTCAGAAGAAACATTACCAGAGGAGTTTAAAAATGGCTAATTATAAATTTAAAGAAGATGTAATTCTTAGTATTATAAGAACTTACATTGATGATACTTACAGTAAGCATTATGCAAACGGCAAATATCAAGCTACCGATATGATACTTGACGCAGGACACGGTGAAGGTTTTGCTATGGGTAACATAATGAAATACGCTATGCGTTATGGTAAAAAAGAAGGTAAAAACTATAATGACTTATTAAAAATAATACATTATGCAATGATAACATTTTACATAAATCATCAAGACGATTCAGGAGGTAAAGATGTCCGATGATAAAATTGGAAAAAAGCCTTATTTAGGCATTCAAATTAATTATAACAAAGAAAAGAAACTAGATAAGTTTAGTCTAGATACTTTAAAAGATAGATACTTCTGGGAGGAAGAAACACATGCACAAGAATCTTTTGCAAGGGCTGCAGTATTTGCAGCAACATATAAAAAACACACTGACTTTGAGTTGGCTCAGAGATTGTATAATTACTGTTCCGATGGTTGGTTCATGTTTAGCACTCCTATACTTAGCAACGGGGGAACTAGTCGTGGGCTACCTATTAGCTGTTTCCTTAATTACGTACCTGACA